TACAAACATTCCCACGAAGCCACGAAACTCCAATCCATATTATTTAGACTTAGATGCCTACCATATTCATCTAATAGTTGAATTCTTAATTTTTTTATATTTGTTGGACCAAAATATTCACGAATATGTTTATTGGTATATAAATAATCACCAGGAGCAGATGCTGTTTTAAACGCTGTTTTTTCTTCCAGACAGGATAATATATTTATTCTTGCTACAATATTGGGAGCAATCATGGATTGGGACGCAACCGCAAAATAATTACGGGAATTTGTTTGAAAATCATCTATGCAAATATATACATACCGAGGGTAAGAAATATGACAAACAGCAGGCGATATTGTAATCGCTGATGTGGGTCCAGTAATATCACCTATAAGTGTAGTGCTTACTGATGAAGTATCTATAATAGTATTCTCTCCCCTAAATCCAAGTTGCCATCCTAATTTTTGATATATATAATTTTTACTACAGCCTGGGTTGTTACTATCATTATCAACGTTGAAATTTATTACAATCTGCGAACCAGTCTCAAGTTTGATCTCGGTCGCCGAACTATTAGCATATGAAAATACACCATAACCGCTGTATAAATCAACCTTGAATTTTAAATTTTGCGAAATATCAGTTACACCAGAACCATCACCATTTACCTGTAATCCAATTTGAGTATTAATATGGGTCTCTATATTTTGGGCTTTCCGCTGCGATGTAGATGTGAAAAGTGCCTCATATATACCAGGTAATAATACAATATCCCAAGTATTCACACTTGATATATCACCTAAAGCATCTTTCTTATTTAATTCTATTCTAAAAATATTATTGTTTGCTTTTTCACTTATGTTATGGTATGATAATGGTATTTCAATAGACGAAATACCCATAGTTACAGCATTTGTAATAGTTTCTGGTAGATTTACAATATAGTCGTGACTTTGGTTATTGGGATTATCATAATTGGGTCTAAACATACTATCAACAGTAAATGTTTTTTTCATAATTGCTTTATTTATTGTCTTGTTGTTTTCTAATACCGAACCGTGCTGCATATTAGAACCCTGGCTTAAAAAATGGTTTCCATCAAAACTGTTTGGATCATTTAAAATTGAATTGTCTGGTCGCATTGAACTCGTTGGTCGCATCGAATTTATATACTCTATAGTTAAATTATTTTTAATATAATTCATCGGCTAATTTATATTTAATAAAATAAAATTGAAACTAAAATTTGGATTATATCCATATACAAGCATCATTCAATAAACGAATAAATACAATGGCGGACATCGAAGAATTTATCCAGTCCAAAAACCTCGCTGGTAAGAGCAACTATAACAACATAGATACTACCAAGTATGATTTGACCGAATGTATTAAATTATTCACTCGTTTGCTTGAGTGGTTATATGATAAAAATTGTCTTCACGAGAATGATACTGGTAAATTACACAAGACTTTTGAACCAGTATTAAGCCGTGCGATGAGAGAAATTAAAATCAAGGACTTGAAAAAGTCTATTCTACTCAATATATTCAAAAATTTGATTACAGTAGATGATTTTGAGGATTATTTACACCCGTATTTTGATATGTTAAAGCTTCTACTGCGTAAGAAACCGATGAGGAATATTTCCGGAATTACATCTATCACCGTAATCTTACACCCCTTTCCCGACGGACAAACTTTTAGTTGTAAGCACGATTGCTTTTATTGCCCCAACGAACCAGCACACGAAGGCAATAACTGGCAAGCACAACCAAGGTCTTATTTGTTTTGGGAGCCAGCAGTTCAGCGTGCTAATCGTTGGAATTTTAATGCTATTCAGCAAATGTTTGATAGGCTGGATGGCTATTTCGCAAACGGACACACAATTGATAAGTTAGAACTGATTGTGGAAGGTGGAACATTTACTGAATTCCCAGTGGAATATCTTGAAAGATATCATCGGGATCTATTTTATGCAGCTAATATTTATTTAGAGGTAAGGAGAATATATCAAAACTATGATAATTTTGATATAGGCGACCTGGAAACCGAAAAACTTAAAGATATTCGCCAGCCATTATCTATTCGTGAAGAAATTATTATTAATAAGACATCTAACGTTCATATCATCGGTATTTGTGTAGAAACTCGTCCCGACACAATTGATAAGGATTGGATTATTCGTTTCCGCGATTGGGGGGTTACCCGCGTTCAAATTGGAGTTCAACATACGGACAATAAGATTTTGAAAAAAATCAACAGAGGTCATACGATTGAATGTGCCGTTGAATGTATGCAATATCTCAAGGATAATTGTTTCAAGATTGATATTCATATTATGCCTGACCTTCCCAATTCCACTCCTCAAATGGATAAAGATATGTTTGATTATGTATATTCAGTTGTTTGCCCCGACCAAATGAAGGTGTATCCCTGTCAAACCGTTCCTTGGACCAAGATCCACAAGTGGTATAAGGAAGGTAAATATGTCCCGTATTTTGATACTAACCCACAGGATTTAATTGACGTTGTTAAATATAGCATGGAGCACTGTCCTAACTGGATTAGGTTGCCCCGAGTTATTCGGGACATCCCCTGTTCCACATATGTTGAGGGTGGTAATAATATTGGTAATATGAGACAGGTTGTTGATACACTATTAGACGGGCAAGGTATTGTTTCACACGATATTAGAGCACGAGAAATTGGACGCAACTCCAGTTATTATAATATGCCCGCTCAATATAATACTTACAAATATTATGCTAATAATGGAACAGATTATTTCATATGTTATGAGAGTTATGATAAAAAGGCTCTCTTTGGATTTATTAGACTGCGTATTGTTAATGAAGAAAATAATATGATTGAGTTTGATGTTCTAAAATCAAAGGGACTAATTCGCGAGTTACACGTTTATGGTAATAATACAGCGGTCAATACATACAAAAATGTAGCCGCACAGCATAAGGGTATTGGTGGTGGTCTATTAAAAATTGCCGAAAAAATTACGATGGAACATAATTTATACAGCATCGTAGTTATTAGCGGTGAAGGTGTGAAAGGCTATTACGAAACGAAAGGATACCACGAAGAAGATACATTTATGATTAAAAATTTTAACTTTTGGAGTGTTTGGTTTATTATTCTGATTAAGTATTTCCGTGATTTATTTGGTTGTGGTATTTGATAGTTTGGCTTTATCCTCGTCCATTAGCATAATAGCCATCGCAGAATAATTATGAAGGTCAATTAAAGTATCCCTTAATGACTCGGTATCCACAAGAGTAACCTGTTTCGCCGTAACTGATTGAAGACGACTAATTTTATCCCCCATACGAACTAATACACCCACTACACCATATGTTGCAAATGCATCCCCATAATCTTGATTCTTTTTTTTAAATAGTTCTAATCCCTCATCCTGAACTGCTTTCATTTGAGCCACACGGTCGGTTGTAAATTCCATTAATAATTATATTCTAATAATATTTTTAGATTATTTAAAAATATTATTATAAATTCATTTTTTTTCGCTGCACGACTTGCAATGTTTATTCCCCTGAATATTTAATGCCGCACAATTACGCTTGGTTGTAGCACCCATTTTCATTAATACAACTACTGGTGCTGCTGGTGTATTTGTGTTACTGCGTGTTGCTGATAACGACATATTCATTTTGAAACCACCCATAATTTTATATTATATACTAATAATATAAAATCACCATAATACAGTATAACGATTAACAAGTTTTTTTACAATTTACAATCCCGAACTTATAAGTTTTGTTTCCCCAATATGTTGTCTCGGGTGTTGTCCCCGCTTTGTCCGCTTTTAAATTCTGCGATTTTTTTCTACCTAAATATCTATCGTACGAATTATGTTTTACATCAACACCATAATTTGGGTTTATAGATGTACCCGCTGATGCGGTTTCCGAACCATGAGCCGTCATTCTATCGCTCGCATTATGCCATGGAAGAGTAGATATATTATCGCTATTGATATGTAAAGCCGCTAAATTATCGGTATATAACGAACTCGGCACTCTTACTGTTTTTTGTATAACTCTCTGCGTAGCACTTATATCATAACTTGTTTCGCCAGTCATAGCAGGCACATCAGACTTCTTGTATTTATATATCTCTTTTTCGGTATTGAATTTGGTTTGACAATTCCTTACATTTGAGAACGGGTGAATTAAATAACTCGCCTTACTGTCTATATACGATGACTTTGTTCTTACGTTTCCTGTATCTACATACAGCGTATCGCTTAAGTCGCACGTCAGGATAAATTGATTATATATATATGAGCTTCCCGATAAATCAACTTGTAACGCCGACAGTTTATTGTATTTTGTTAATGGTATTGGCATTTATATATAAAGTAATATTTTTTAAAAAATTGAATGAAAATTTAATTATTTTATTATATTGTATCATAGTCCAAATATGGCGACTTATATTTGTTCGCATTGTAAAAAATCATACATCAGCAAAGCAGCCTATAATAACCATCAACTCCAATGTGAATTACGCAGTATTTGTAATAAGATTCAAACAAAAGATGAAGAAGAGCAAGAATTAGATGTTAAGTTTAATGGTAGTATCAACGATGTATATAAATTACTAATCAACCTAACCAATAAGTTTGATAAATTGGAGACTGATTATAATGAACTCAAAAAATATGCTAATGTGACCAAATCAAAAATTGATGTCATTGAATATTTAGATACTAATTTTAATTATGGCGATTTTGATTTCGTTAAGTTTTTGAATTCAATTCAAATTACCGAAGCAGAATTACAAGTTGTATTCGACCACGACTATATTAATGGAATATATCAAATTATTACCGACCATATTGAAAAAGTCCAGCATAATGTCAATATCCCAATCAAAGCATTCAACAGTAAAGAGGGTGTTCTTTATATTTGTGTAAATCCCGACGATACAGGGCACAAGTGGGTTATTATGGATGACGATTGTATTAAATCTATTATGAAATATTTCAATAAAAGCCTTTCGCCGCTGTTTTTAAATTGGCAAAAAGTCAATAAAAAAACACTACCAAGCGATGTTTTTACAACTGTATTTAACCGAAATATGAAACGGGTATTCGCCAGTAATTATGAAAAAAAAAATATGAATGCGATGTTGAAAAATAAACTATATAAACATTTAAAAATTAGTCTGCGTAATTTTGTCTCACACGATTTCGTATAAATCAGTAGTAGTTATATTGGTATTATGTATTAATTTTTTTTGGTAGTTTGAAAAAAAATTGATTAATAAATCCCATATATATTCTATACCACAACAAAGAATACAAGACGCCCACGACCCGATAAAATATGAAAATGTATTACCCGCTCGCCGCAGTTTTGCCCGATGATATGGTTTATTATATCTCTCAAATTATTATTAAAGACAAAGCCGCTAATATTATTCGCAAGAAATTTATGTTTAATAGGTATATATGTGATTCGGTCAGTAATATTATATATTTCGGCATTTGTAATGACCGCACCGCTCCTATTACAAAAGATATTATTGATTCTTTCAACATCCTCATTGATAATGATATTCCCAAAAAATATACCAAGCAATTTTGGGAACACGTATTAAATTATATGAGTAGAAAATTATTTGAATATTATAATAGTTTGTGGATTCGTTCTGATGATAATAATAATAATGATAATTATAAAAATTTGAAGATAATTATGAAATTATGGTTAAATCTCTGTAAAAAATTTAATATCAACCTTCAATGTCGTGAATATTCCAACGTCAGAAGTGTCGGTTTGAAATCTGATTCTACATATGTTAAAAATTCAAGGCACATGCTCAAACTCAACCTCTACAACAAGCATTTATACCCACCTACGGTAGTAGCCGCAAACGGGGAACTATTAGACTATTTTGATAATATGGTATATATTTCTCAATTTGCATCTCAATTTACCAATAAGTGATTATATCTTGTGTTTGCGTAATTATATTTATCAAATTCAGTTCGTTTCATCCAAAATGAATAATAAAAAGCGTTTATCAATACCCAATCTGATTTATATATTATTTGATACATATATATATAAATCTACTATTATTTAATTATATTCCTATAAATATTTTTTTTCAAATTACCAAAAAAAATTAATAGATAATACCACCCTTTTCTTTTAATTAACAAGTGGATTATTTTTTAGAAATGCCTTATGTTTTATACTATCAAGATGTCTTGCTTCATTATTTTTACAGGTAGAACCACCGCAAACACAAGGAAATTTTATATTCCTCTTCGCATCTGATGCCGCCTTCTGTGCCGCCACTTTTTCGGGGTGGGCTTCCCTGTTTTTTTTACTATACTCTGCTGCTTCCTTTCTAACTTCTGGGTCTTCTCTCCGTTTCTTATTCAACTTTTTTTGATTTGCGTATTTTTCTTCAGGCGTTAGTGCTACTCCATCACCATTTAGTGTTGGCTTAAATATTTTTATGTAATGTTTTTCCAGTTTTTCCGCTTCATCAAGACCTTTTAAATCAGCATATACTAATATTTCAAATTTCCAATTATCGTATCCCCCATTCTCTCTAATAAATACATAAACCTTGAGATGAAATTCTTTTTTGCTACTATTCTTATTATTATTACATTTACTCTTATGACTTGCTTTTCTCTGATAAAAATTTGCTGAATGACCTATATAATCATCTTTAATATTTGGGTTCTTTGAATATAATCTATATATAACTGTGTTTGAATAATCGGGGGGCATATTATACTTTATGATTAATAATATATTTTACTTCAATTTTAAAAGAAATAAATATATTATCTTGTATTTTAATAAAAAACGAGAGGCGGATTTATGGGATAAATCCATAGCAACCCCTTCGGGGTCGCTGCCCGAAGTTTATAAGGGATTTTAAAGGATTAATATAGACTTAATATTGTTCCTATCTATCTATTCAAATATCACAAATCTCTCTAATTTTTCAACTGGTTCTGGTATGTTTTCTGTATAAAATGTTAAAATTCCCTTATAAACTTCGGGCGGCAGCACTGAAGGTGCTGTTTTGGCTTTTTCCTATAATTTTTTTTCATATTACCAAAAAAAATTAATACATAATACCAGTATAACTACTACTGATTTATACGAAATCGTGCGATACAAAATTACGCAGACTATTCCAATAAATATTTTTTTTCAAAGTCTTTTTGGGTAAGTATATCTATACCATCTTTTTTTGCCTTCTTCATTTTGGTTGTTTCAACATCCAACGACCCCACTATCAATAAATTTGTGCTTTTTGTTAGTGTTGATGCTACTTTACCACCAATAGCTTCAATTTTTTCACCTAATACCTTTTTGCCGTTTATATCAGATAATACTATTAACATATTGCTTAATGGTAGGTCTGTTTTTGGAGATGCTTGTTTTGGTGCTTCCGTTTGTGTTAATTTATACTCTAACTTCGCCTGTATCATAAATTCTTTAAATTCTGGAATTTTTTCAACAAATCTCCCAGCCGTTTTAGCCCCCAAACCATCTAAATTCTTCAATTTGTTTATTTTTTCAGTATCAGACGATTCGTCATTTAATATAGTTGGCTCATTTTCTAATATAAGCAGCATCCTTCTTTCGCCGAATCCTCTACCGAAAATATTAGATGCCGCCGCTAATTTCGCCACAGATGATACTTCAAGCTGTTTATGAATAGAATCGTGTATTTTTGTAGCCATTTTTTCTTTAAATCCATCAACCGTAATTAAATCGGATACGGACATCGCAATTATTTTCGCCACCGTATCTGTATCTCCTCCCATTTTGATTATTTTTTTTACATTTGCTTCACCTAAACCGACCACTTCTATCGTTTTGAAGAACCCTGTAATATTTTTTAATTTTACCGTTTCGTCCTCTTCAATATTCTCAAGCATAATATCAACATGAGTTTCGTTCCATACATATTTCTCTTTCGGCATTATCGCAGTTTCCGCCGGTGTAATTATCTCCTGAATTTTTGGTATTACATCACCAGAACGGATTATCTTTATTACAGCACCAAGACCGATTTTATTCTCTGATATAAATTTAGCATTAAATCCCGTCGCATAATTTATTTTTACTCCACCGATGCTTACCTCTTCTATTTGAACTCGTGGTTTTAAAAATCCATCTTTTGATGCCGCCCATAAAACATCCAATACTTTCGCTTCCGCTGATTGGTCCGATAATACCATCTTGAAAGCAAATGCGTGCTCTGGATTTTTACTCAGTCGCCCATATACAGCATCATTAATACAAATTACACCGTCAATAGTATATTCATAATTCGTTCTCCAATCCACTAACATCTCAGATAAATATTCATTTGTTAGTTCATCCGGACTGATATTTGGTATGAATTTCACACACAACCCCTCCATCGTATCTATTTTATTCAACTGATCAGATGGTTTTAGGTTCTCTGGCTGTATCACTTCATATCCTACAAAATCAATATCTTTTAGGATTTCAATATGCTCTTTTGTTAATGTTTTTTTGTTTATTAATCCCGATACAAAATTACGCGAGTTCGCGTATTTAGCCGAGTATTTTTGTTTGAATAACTCTTCCTTGATTATGATTTCTCCTCTTAATGTTATATTTTTATCAGTTGGTAATTTTAAATACGGTATTAGGTGGTCTATTGTCTGTCCATGCTTACCATCGCCACGAGTATATAATTTGGGTGTATCGCCCTCAGTAGTATATAGTGCGCTTACGCCATCTAATTTACACGAAATTACATATGGACCTGGATATTTAAGCTTGAATTTATTTAATTCTTTCGTATCGGCTTTTATTTTATCCATAGACCACATCTCATATGGTAATTTTACCTTATTTTTATCCACTTTTACATCTGCGTGTTGGTCCAACGCAGTTTTATTTGTTGGATAAACTTTTAATACATATTCACGCAATATATCGTATTGATTATCCGATAGTAGAGAATCTTCTGTTTCTTGGTAATATTTTTGAATTGTTTCTTTCAACATATCTGTTAATTCGCTTTCAGATAAAGATTTAATCACGTCTATGCCCTCCAATTTAAATTTTTCAATATTATCCTTTGTGATTTTATCTTTTAACTTTTTAGGTGGCTTTTTCAGCGTTTCCTTCTTTTCCTTCTTTAATGTCGGCTGTTCCTTATTTTTTTTTATCGTTTTTAATGACTTCTTGGGTGTTGTTTTTTCAACAACTACTACTGGCTTCTCAACCTCTACCTTCGCATCATCCGTAGTATCTGGTTTTGGTGGAATGGTTTTATCAATAATTACTATTGAACTACCGTCCAACCTTTCATGTGGTTCTTTGAATTCCATATTCAAATACTTGAATATGTCTTCCTCGGTATTAAACTCGGGAGATGTGATTTTATCACCCTTAATTTTATCTTTCATACTATGAAAGCCGTGTTCGCTTAATGTTAGATTGTTTTTTAGAGCAAGCATTCTCATACCCGTATTGAAATCTTTTGAACCAGTAAAATATAATACCGCAAAAGCATATTCATCTGGTGGTGCGTATAGGAAATCTAAACGCCTCGCCATGCTTTCGCTATTCAACTTACCAATTACCATAACTTTCGTTTCACCCCTTGTTAAGAACGCTTTTATAATTTTTACGTCATTGTTTTCTTCATCTTTTTTGGAGCCATCCATTTTTTCTAGAAATTTTTTGAATATTGTTTTATCATCTTTATCGGATGTAATGCATATATCAATATCACCTGACTCGGGTTTTCCTCTTCTATAACTTCCTACTATTTCAAATTTATTTGTTTTATTACT